AAAGCGGTCATATACCTGGCCTGTGGTGAGGTTGACAAATTCACCATCTAGGTATGCCTTGAGCAGTTGCGGGTCATAGTTGGCCTGCATACGCTCGATGAAGTCCGGCGGCAGGTATGGGTTATCCTGCGTGCGCATACGGATAAGCCGTCGATCGCTGCGACCTTTGCCATCTTCACTGGCGAATGTACTCCACATCCACCTGAAGCCTTCTGGTGTTGATGCAGCAGCAAATTGGCGTACATTACCAGCACGTAAGCGGCCAAGGATCTTAGGGAATGCTTTGTTTGCAATACTTGGCGCTACGGTATCAATTTCATCAGTCAATACCCAAGAAGCATTGATACCAATAATCCGCTGCCAATTTTCAAAACTACGGCATAAGATCTTTGTATCACCGCCCGGTAGGTGCAGCATATATTCAGGCAATGGCGATGCCCTGAACGTATATGGTATGTCGTATGCCTCTAGGAAATCATCAAAATCAGTTGTCCAGATGTCTCTTATTAGTGGCCCTGTGGGCTCCATTACAATGCCAATAAAGCCTTGATTAGCGACAGCAAGATGTACGGCCTTAGCGCATAAGGCACGGGTTTTGCCTGCACCATAACCAGCGCTAACGCCAAGTATGCTCGATGTTTGGTCATCAACGAAAGCAAGCTGGCCAGGATGCAGGTCAGCGCGGATGCGTTCTAATAACTGAGGCACGTCAATATCAACATCGCCATAGCCTATTCGCTGTAATACGCTGCCGGTTGGCGCAGCAGCAAGAATTGTCACTTTTTAATTTTTGCTCTCTTCTGCTTTCCGCCCAAAGAAGCGCCAACCTTGGAAGCAGAACCTTTTACATCCTGCCTTAATTGATTAATAGATTTACGGCTTTGCATTAATTCCTTTGCTGCTGTAGATCGCAATTTGCTTGTGATTGATGATCCATCTTTTGACAATGCCTTGTTGGTATCGCGTGCTCTTGACCTTAGGCCAACCTTGCTGCGTTCAAGGCCAGCAATTGCTTGTGCGCTTTGCCCTCGGCTACCAGTTTGGCTTTTGCCACGTACTGCATTACGTTTTGAAGCTCCACTGCTGCCGCCGCCGGCAAAGCGGCCTTGGCTGTCAGGACGGATAGGCACGGCATCAACCAAGAACTTCTGACAGCTTACCGTTTAAGAGCAAAGTTGCGCCAGCTTTGCGGCGGTATTGATAGCTCCTAACGCAATGTGGTATTGCCCCGCCCGCCTAGCCTCCATCTGTAAGGTGCTGCATTGGCTTAGCAGGTCAGCCACCATTTGCGGACGTTCGATGTCCCAGTCGGCCTTAAGCATTTCGCGTGCAAGTTGCAGGTACTGATCGCAGGTACGATCACCAACCCCCCAGTTCTCTGAGGCATATCGAATACAGTCCGACCTGCGGCCACCGTTTGCAATTATGCGTGCAAAGCGATTAGCGCGGTCAATTGTTTCTTGTTTTGTGCCTCTACGGGCGGCCATCAGAATACCTCCATATTATCCTCAAGGAGAGCCTTCTTACCAGTGAAATCCTCCCATCGTTTGACGATGACGTCGCAGTAGGCTGGGTCAAGTTCCATGAGACGAGATTTGCGATGGATACGTTCTGCTGCAATCATGGTAGTACCTGATCCGCCAAATGAATCAAGAACAATATCACCTTGTTTAGTGCTGTTTGCCATTTGGTATTCAAATAACTCAACCGGTTTCATGGTTGGATGTTCACCGTTGCGACGCGGCTTATCAAATTCAAGAATTGTGGTTTGCTTACGATCAGAACCCCAGTAATGCGCAGCGCCTTCGGTCCATCCATAAAGACATGGCTCATGCTTCCATTGGTAATCCTGGCGCCCCATTACTAAGGAAGATTTAAGCCAAATCAAGCATTGACGTACTTTCCAGCCAACGTCGCTAGCAGCACCTCTAAAGTTGTAGCCTTCGCTATCGGCATGCCAAATATAAAAAACAGCACCGGCGCGAAGAAAGCAGTTTGCTGCAACGTAAACATCATGAAGAAACTGACGAAACTCACCGTCTTTCATATTGTCATTTTGAATCTTCAAGCCAGTGCCTCCTTCATAATTGACGTTATATGGCGGATCGGTAAGCCAAAGATCAGCATTAAGACCAGCCATTAAGCGACCAAGTGCAATGGTATCCGTGCTGTCACCACAAAGCAAGCGGTGGTTACCAAGAATCCACAGGTCGCCAAGTTTAGTAATGGGATCAGCAGGCGCTTCAGGAACATCATCAGGATCGGTATTACCATCGACAGCATCCAAGACTTCGGCTAATAATTCGTCATCTTCAAACCAAGGTGTTAGGTCATGCTCTTCGCTGAGCTTTCGCAGCATTTCGTTGTCCCATTCGGACAGGTCGGAACTGCGGTTATCGGCTAGAGCTAATCCTACTTTTTGGTCTTCGGTTAACCCTGCACGTCTTACAGCAATTAATTCATCGCCTTCTGCTTCAATAACACGCACTTTGTTGATGCCGGCTTTCTTAGCACCTTCAACAGTGCCATTGCCTGCAAGGATGCGGCCATCTTCATCAATAACAATTGAACGTGCAGCGCCGTAGCGTTTAAGTGATTCAGCAATTAACGAAGTAGATCGGTCAGTGCGCCGCCTAGCGTTTTTATGATCGGATGTTAAATCGTTAATTGATGCCATGAGGTGCCTCGGTGTTGCAATGCTAACAAAAGCCCCCAGCCAAAGCTAGGGGCGATTTGTGATCAGAGCTTACTGATTGCCACGATACCTTCCTCAGCATCGATTTCAACAGCGAACTTATCGCCGGGGGCAAGACCTAGCTGGCTGGTGTAACCACCAGACAGGATGGCATTACCGTTTTTCTGGATGGTGCCTTCATAGGAAAGAGCACGGCCAGCCTTTGGTGCTTTCGTCACTTTAAGGCCATAAGCCTCAAGAAGTGAGGATCGCAGGGCAGCGATTTTGGGTTTGCCTTCAGCGGTAACGTAACCGGTGGCGGTTGCGAGATCAACTTCAGGCACTTCGCCAAGGATTTTAACTTGTGCGAGCAATTCTGAACCAGTGAGTGCCATGCGTGTGTTTGAGACCATGGAAATCATACCTTAGTTTGGATCGGCATGACAAGGTAAATTTGGCCACTCACACCGGTTGGAGTAAGGACCACTGGTGTGGTAGGGGAATTGGAATCAATCTGGACCATGGCGCTATCGAAATGCTTCAGGCCATCGAGCAGGTAACGAACGTTGAAGGCAGCATTAGCAAAGGTGCCGGTGCAGGCGAGGGTTTCAGCGCCGCTACTGGCTTCAGATTCTGCGGTGATGGAAAGGGTTTTACCTTTGGCTGTGAGTTTAACGATTTCAGCATTGACGATCGCGAGACGCTCTAGGGCAGCCATGAGTTCATCGCGGCCAACGGTAAGGGAGGATTTGAAGGTGTCGGGGATCAGCTTGGCAACGGCTGGGTAGGTACCTGTAAGGGTGCGGGATGTGATGGTGACGTTTTCGGCGGTGATGATCGCCTGGCTGCTGGATGCAGCAAGCGTTACCTTGGGGCTGTCAAGGCGCTGGATGACCGAGAGGGTGCGCGTTGGCAGGATGATGTCAATGGCACCGTCTGCGGGCTGCGTGCGGATCGCAAGGCGATGACCGTCTGTGGCCTCGATGCTCATGGTGCCGGCTGCGATGGCGATGTGCAAGCCGCAGACGATGCCTTTCGACTCATCGGTGCTGGCAGCCACCAGTGCAGCACGTACAGGCTCCGCAAGGGCCACGGACACGCCTGCTGCCGTATCGACCAATGGCAGGGCGGGGAAGTCGCCTGCGTCGTGCCCTGCGAGCTTGTAGGAGCCGCTGGCGCTCGACAGCGTTACGGCAGTGTCCTCAGCGGTTAGCACGATGGCGGTATCAGTGCTGAGGCGACCAACAATCTCAGATAGGACGCGATATGGGACAGCAATGGAACCTGGCGTTTCAACTGAGGCAAGGATCGAGGTGGTGATGCCTAGCTCAAGGTCAAATGCCGAGATTTGCAAGCGGCCATTTTCCATGGCATCAATCAGGACATCAGCAAGGATCGGATGGGACTTGCCATTACCGACGGCGCGACCAACCAGCTTAAGCGCATGGTTGAGATCGGACTGGGTTGTGATGATCTTCATTTTGCGGCCAGGTGCAATGAGGTAATGATCCGGTAGTAATCAGCGGCAAAGCTGGCGACCAGCTCAGCAGGAATTGGGATACCTTCCTCCTGGGCATTGTCGAGGATCGCAGCGGCATAAGCAACCGCCAAGGTCATGACGTCATGCAGGCGATCAATGACCGGAGACTGCCTTGGTGTGATGCGAATCAAGTCTTGTGATGACATATGCGGTTAGTAACTCAACATGCTGCCTCGGGATGACACCGCTAACAAAAGCAGCAGCATCCGAGACAAGCGCATGATACGCCGATGGGGTCAAACCATAAAGGCCCTGTTGATATTCCGCAACAATTGCCCGCTGCCGGATCAGGGCTGAGCGGTTGGTGCCTGCTGCTGCTGCCTGCTGCTCAATGGCAGCTAGGTCGGCGCTGTCAAAACGGACTTTAATTTCGTGCATGGGCCTTGTTACGCCTGTTACGGTGGTGTTACGCCTACCGTAACACGCAGATCGCCCGCCAGTACAGGCATTTGGGGGCCCCTGTTACGTTGTTACACTTAAAAAGAAGTATAGATAGATAGGGAGGGTTTTTTAAGGGTTTTCCCTCTCCCTCTCCCTCTCTCTTAGTAAGGGGGGCTCTCGATGGAAAGCGTAACAAACGTAACAAGCGTAACAACCCAGTCAGTGACAGGGTTTTTACCGTAACAAACCCCGTAACAAGTGTTACGCCTCGACTGGAACGCTGACAGCACGGCAGCAACCGGCCATGCCTTTAAACCGTGTTACACCAGCGCGTGTGGCGCCTGGAAGCCGCGCCAGCACCGTTGCCCAGCAATTGACCCATGGTGTATCGCGCAGGATGGCTGCGATGGCTGTGGCGTTGTTGGCAACGTAGATCAGGTCGCTGTCGGCTTTGATGCCGTTACGACCGATCGTGGCCTGCGCAAGAGCAGGCGTAACTTCGAGGTCATGGGAGTGACTCATAGCAATTTCTACTAATTCGCCAATAGTTCTGGTCACTGTTCTATCGCCTTCAACGCGCAGTTGATGCTCAAGTATATATTGCAAACAGCGTTTTTCGTCCGGTATTTCAGTTGATTGGCTGTAAGGATCCCAGTTGATCTTATCAACAATGTCCCTAGCTTGTTGGTCCGTTGGTATTTCGCTGGACTGCATAGACCAGGCGCCAGCCAATAATGTGCCATATTGATCGCCAAGGCGCTGGCTATCAAATGCGTCGGCTGCTACGCGGGTGAAAACACGAACGCTGGCACGAATTACAGGAATAAGTGATATTGTACGCGCCTGTAAACGCTGGCCAATTTCGGTAGTAATCAAGCGATCAAGATCGCGTTCTAATTTATCCCAATGGGCAATACGTGTTTGCTTTTCAATTTCATTTGGATTGCGTAATGTAAGCTGAGTAAATCTTGATTTATCAGCACCTTGTTTCAGGGCGGTTGCAATACTGCTCATCAAGAACATCGACCGTATGGTATAGCGTTGAGTATCACCTTCTGGGCTACCTTTAAGTGTATGGGCTTTAGATTCAGAACTTGCTACACGCGCTAAGCCAAGAACTGCTTGCATACGTTGCTGATCGGAGCGTTCATTTGATTCGGCTTCATCAAATACAACAGGCAGTGCATCAGCGCGTAAAGCCTGACGGATGCCAGGTTCTGTGGTATTACCGCTAACGATCAAACCCATATCACCAAGCAATGGGCCGACATATTTCTCTAAGACTGCGGACTTACCGGAACCTGCGCCTGCGGTAAGCCATGCGTGTGGACGCCATGTAAGGGCGCCACATATTGGCGCAAGGGCAACCCACCCGGCAAGTAGTGACCCGGAGCCTTCGGCTTCCCAATGGAAGCGTTCGGCCAGTTCAAGAATTGCCCATGCCTCTTGATCGGTTAATGGGTTGACATTGGCTGGACCTTTTAGGCTTACAAGGCGCTGATATATATAAACGCTGCTTGGAACAGCTTTTGCTGTTGACTGTGACTTGCCATCAATTATTAACTGATCACCTAAATGCAAGATGGTGCGCTTATTGTCCCACCATGCGCCGCGACCACGAATCCTATCAGGGCTGTAGACACCGACTAAAGCCTGCTGCGCAAATAAACTACCTGCTGCTGCGGTCCAATTAACACCTGTTTTGGATGTATAAAGGGTTTCCCAGTAGCTGAGCGGTGCAAGTGCAACCAAATTAGTTCCCGTATGGCTGCTGCGTGATAAGCGCGTTACCTGCCCTGTGCTAGCGGGCTGGTAGTAGTAGGAATCATTATCAAAGCCAAGGCAGGTAAAGTGTGCGCCAACCGCTGGCAATGGCGGTGGATCAATGGCTGGCGCCTCGACTGGCACTGGCGCCACCGGTAGGGTGATTGGTGCCGACCGATTTGCTTTGAGATATGCAGCAGCTTCTGATGGCGTCCATGTTGCATCAGCTAGATCCCAGCCTTCTGGTACATCAGGCGGTGGGCTGACGATACAAACAAGTTCAACGCCTGCGGTAAGCAGACGCGGCGCTAGCTTTGCCATTGCTTCGCGGCCTGGATCATCAGCATCAGGCCATAGGATTGCCTTGCGACCTGCTATAGGCGACCAATCAGCCTTGTCGATAGCTTTGCAACCACTGGGCCATGTAATGCAAGCAACCTGCGGGAATAATGCTTGCGCTGCATCTGTTGCCTTTTCACCTTCGCATATCAATACAGGGCCTGCGGTATCTGGACGCGCCCAATAAAGAGGACGCGGTGCAGGCGGTGCCTTCCATTTCCAGGAGGCACCATCAAACCAAAGCGGGCGGATCTTTTTACCAGGAAAGCGGCAAACAAAGAAGGTATCGCTGTACCGCCATACATGCTCAGCGCCTGCTGTAGGCGGATCTGGCATGATACCTAGATGCTGTTCAATGCGTGTTGCAGCTTCGGCATAAGACCAATCCATCTTGCGCATGAGCATATCCATGCCGCTACCGGCACCACCGGTTTGATCTTTGCCACCGCAGCGATTACAAAACCATGAGCCAGTGCCGTCTTTGTCATCAAAGCGATAGCGATCTGTACCACCGCAAAGCGGGCACGGCTGATGCTTGTCGGTTAGCTGCTCTGGCGTTAGGCCAGCAAGTTGCGCCAGCAGGTCAGGCCACCTGCCGTTGGCTAGGTCTGATATGGTCATTTAGTAGCTGGCAGAATGCCGTCGCGGTGGAGCTTCATGGCTTCGTGCACCAGTAGGCGAATGGCGGTACCACGGGACATCTGATCGCCAGACCATTGGTCAAGCCATTGAATCTGCTCCCGCGTCAGTCGCAGGCTAAAGGGCGGGCAAAGGGCCATCGGGATCGCGGAACACTTGCCAATGGTAACCCAATGGGTTACGATGCGCAAGCACCCGAAAGGTTTTGGACCTTATGGCCATTGTCACTGTAGAAGCCACCGAGGTTGCGGCGGACATGAACGAAGCAGAGGCCCGCCAGGTGGTTGATGACATCAAGCGCGGCATCAACACGGTTCGCGCTCGCATTTATGAGCTGGACCGCCGCAAGGGCTGGAAAGCGTTGGGTTACCGAAGCTTTAAAGCCTGTTGTTTGCAAGAGTTTCCAGAGCTACATACAAAAACTATTGATCAGCAGTTGGCGGCTGCTCGCGTCGAGGCGGAGCTACAAAAGTTTCCTGCCGCGGCAGGGAAGTCAAAAAACATTGGCGACATGCCTGAAAAGCATTTACGCCCTTTAGTTGGTTTACGGCATGATTCTTCGGCTCTTGAATCTGCATTTACAAAAGCATTGGAGATTGCTGAAAATGAAAACCACGGCAAGCTTACAGAAGCAATTGTCAGCCGTGCTGCTGAGATTGCAAAGCCAGAATATGAGTGGACTGAAAACGAGTTAGATCGCCGAGCAGTTGTTGAGGCTGGCGGAACGGTTGTAGTTAACATGCACCAAGATTCGGATCGCGCTTTATTGCATTGGGCAAAGTCTACAAATAGATTTACTCGCATTGATCGCAGCAGTGACTGGGGCAACCCGTTTGAGATGCCTGCTGACGGCGATCGCGACACCGTTTGCGATTCCTACGAGATCTTTTTCCCGCGCAAGTTTAGTTTGCATAACCGCTTGGATGAACTGCGCGGCAAGGTGCTTGGCTGCTGGTGCTACCCACAGCGATGCCATGGCGATTATTTAGTTAACAAGGTGCAGCCAGATGATTTTTAATGACTGCATTTGTTTGGCGCAGGCTAGGGTTATTGCTGGCCGCAAGCGCGAACCGCATATCTGCACTATTGCATTTCACGAGCCATCTGAGTTGTTTCTTAGGTTTTGCTTACCGTTTCAAGTTAACCGTACGCCAGCAGTAAAACGTTGGCAGCGATTTGATTTTCAAGGTGACAAGGAAAACTTAACTAATGACAACCGCCGCGAAACTTGGCACTACGGTTCAGTGCTTGGAAAGTCTGCCACTGTAAGCCAACGTGAACAGACAGCATTGCACGGCAAGATATTGCGCCAATATCAATATGAACATGAATTAAACGAAGAAAGGTCTAGCATCGGGGTACTAATACCGGCAAAAGGTTTTAAGTTGTGGCAGGAACATTTATCGCCAAACGAGCCTAGTGATGCAAAAGAGCTTGAGCGATGCAAGCTAATGGCAGAAAAAGGCATTTGGTATCCAGATTTCAAAGTAATGGCCAAGGGTTCGCGCATGGTTGATGGCAACAAAAGGTCATTTAAGAAGACCGTAGTTGCTTGGGATGTGTACGAAGCTATTAGAACAGGCCGCAGCAATCCATTTCAAGCTATTTACGGCTACCGCAATCCGTATTTTATTATTGGCAATCTTGCTACGCAGCGGAATGCTTTTATTGTGGTCGGGGTATTTAGCGCACCTGACGGAGCAATTGAACGCAGCGCAATCAACCAGCAAATGAGTCTTTTGCCATGAACCTCCGCCCATACCAGAACCAATTCATCGATCAAATCCGCCTGCAATATCAGCTTGGGCATCGCAGCGTGCTGGCTGTATTGCCTACGGGCGGCGGTAAAACTGTCTGCTTCAGTTATATTGCACAATCTGCCGCAAAGAAGGGCAATCGCGTTTGTATTTTAGTGCATCGCGCTGAGTTGTTAGATCAAGCAAGCCGCAGTATGCCGATACATCACGGCATTATTGCAGCAAATCGCAGCATGGATTTATCGGCTGCGGTGCAGATTGCAAGCGTGCAGACATTGGCGCGACGATTGCACCTACTACCGCGTGATTTCTTTCAGTTATTAATTATTGATGAAGCTCATCATACTAGCGCGGGCCAGTGGTCTACGGTGGTCAACCACTTTGAATCTGCGCGGTTGCTTGGTGTAACTGCAACACCAATCAGGCTTGACGGTAAAGGCTTAGGTGAGCACTACCAGGCGATGGTTCAAGGGCCATCAGCGCAGGTATTAACGGATGATGGATTTTTGGCGCAAGCTAGGGTTTTAGCGCCGCCTGGCTTTAGCAGTAATGGATTGCGCAAGCGCATGGGTGATTTTGACACCCGCGAGGCTGAGCATCGGATCGGCACGATAATGGGCGACTGCTTAAGTCATTACCGCAAGCACCTTCAAGGGCAAACTGCAATTGCGTTCTGCTGTTCAGTAGCTCATGCGGAGGCAGTTGCGGCTTTGTTTGTAAGCAACGGCACACCAGCCGCCAGTATTGACGGCAGCATGACCGGCGAGCAGCGGCGTGATCTATTGCAGGCACTTGGCACTGGCCGGATCAAGGTGCTGACATCCTGCGCGTTAATTGGTGAAGGCATTGACGTGCCATCAGTTGGGGGCTGCATCCTGTTGCGGCCTACTGCTAGCACCAGCTTACATCTGCAAATGATTGGTCGATGCTTGCGACCATCACCTGGCAAGGCTGCCGCGGTGGTGCTGGATCATGTCGGTAATACGCTGCGGCTAGGCCACCACCTAGAGCAACGTGAATGGACGCTAGACGGTGAGCACAAAAAAGACCGAGAAAAAGCACCATCGGTTAAGGTATGCCCGAAATGCTTTGCTGCAATGGCTAGTCAAGCAAGGGAATGCTTGGAATGCGGCCATGCCTTTGTTGCTGAAACAAGGGAGCTTGAGGTCATCAAAGGTGAGTTGATGGAAATCGACCTAACCAAACAGCGGCAACGCGCTGAGGTAGGCGGTGCCCGCAGCATGGAAGACCTACTACGCCTTGAACGGCAACGCGGGTACAAACCAGGCTGGGCAAAGCATATAATGGCCGCACGGCAGACTAGGAGGGTGGGATGAGCAGCGAGCAGCACATCCAGCAGCACATACGCCTAGCCTGCTCGACTGGCCCGGTGCGCCTGTTTCGCAACAACACTGGTGTGCTTCGTGATGCCAATGGCCGCCCGGTGCAGTTTGGACTTTGCAAGGGCAGCGCAGATCTGATCGGGTGGACGACGCGCACGATCACCGCCGATATGGTCGGTCAGCAGGTGGCGGTATTCACCAGCATCGAGGTGAAGGCGCTTACTGGCCGGCTGCGACCAGAACAAAAACTCTGGCTGGCAGCAGTCCAAGCAGCATCCGGCATCGCTGGTGTGGCGCGGTCTGTGGCCGATGCCGAGGCATTGTTACGAAATGCAACTGGCACCCCTTGACACTGGGAGCAGTGCCTGTAGGATATGGGGACAGGAGGCGAGAGCTTCCACTCGGCGGCCCAGAGGTTGCACAAAAAATGAACAGCTTCAAGGGCTTTACTCAGGAACAACTTGACGCAGCATTCGCCAAGGTGGCCGAACCTGATTG